TTGTTTAAATGAAAAAAACATATTTTATTTAATATATTATTTTATTTTTTACTTTTCTGTTATTTTCCATATTATATAAAAATTGATAAATGTACAATTTTTAATAAAATAACAACAACTTTCTTCCCATATTAAATTCAATTAATTATGGTAAAAATATGCACTGCAAGGTTTAATAAAAAAACGCTAAATGAAAATTTAAAATGGAGAGAAAGAACAAATAAATTGACACGTTGTGTTTACGGTTCTCCATGTGAACTCAAACTATCCATAAGAAAAAATGAATGGGTAATTGTATTGGAAATGAACAATGACATTAACAGAATTGTTGGTTTGGGTTTAATTCGAAATTGTCCCTTGAAAAATAATAAAATATATAGTTGTGGAAATTATAACCGCCATACTTATGAAGGACACATAAGAATAGATTTGTCCAACATTAACGACAACGACAATGAAATGTCAGCACCAACACCACCTGTTGATTTCACCGAAGAAGAGCGGATTGTTATAAGAATACTTGAACTGTCACTATTTTATGGCCAAACTCATAGTAAAAGAGCCAAAGGAATTTGCGAACTACCAAGTCGGATAAGTTCTCTGTATGATTTTAAAGGTTGTTTAAAGAGTCTTTTGTTACGGCATGTATGTAGGGGGCGACGAGCACCCCCCCCAACGACTCACACTATGTAGGGGGCAACGGAGCACCCCACAATATAAAAAAAGGAGGGGTCCTAGGGGGACTAATTGGTTCACCCAAATTATAAGGTAAAATATAATTAATAAAAACTTTATAATAAATAAAAGTAAAAAAGTAAGTAATTCATTACAATAAATAAATAATGACAAAGGGTTTTTATAATAAAATTTTGCCTGAAAATCTAACAATATACAAAAATCGTGAACAAGTGCAGCATATTGTGAAAAAAGTTCTTCTTCCTCCTCCTCTGCATGAAAATAATATGAACTGTTTTTTTTATAATGATGAAATCAACAAGGATAAGGACAAGGAGAAAAATAATGACAAGTTTTGCGGCGATTATTATTTATCAACTGTAGGAATGACAAATTGTAAAATAAATGAACATAATGAATTGAAACGCGACCAGTCAATTATTTTTTTCAGAATTCTTGACAGACATAATGTGCCGTATGCAATTTTTGCAGGAAGTTCGGTTGGGCTTTTAAGAAATGGCAAAACAATTCCATGGTCAGATGATTATGATGTTGTAATTTTGAATAATAACCTTCAATTACTATTTGATGTTTTTCCAATTTTGCGAAAAAATGGATTCAAAATTATAAAACATAAAAATAAATTTACAAACGAATATACTGATGGAGGATGTAGCATTATTTCTCAAATTCACAAGTTTGCCAGAAGTTCGCAGCAAGACCAGCAAGACCAGCAAGACCAGCAAGACCAGCAAGACCAGCAAGACCAGCAAGACCAGCAAGACCAGCAAGACCAGCAAGACCAGCAAGACCAGCAAAAAAGTAAACGTTCCTTATTTGCGTGTGATGTATTTTATTCGTATTTTGATAAAAATGGCTTTTTAAGAAATAATGGTTTGTGGGGGCTGTATCATGTGAAAAATCTGCATATGCGCGACGTGATGCCATTTCGAAGGCGCATGTTTGACGGGATTCCATTGCCATTTTTTAATAATGTGAATTCAGAGGTTTATAAAACGTATGGAAACATAGATGAAGTTATCATAAAAACACATTTTGAAAGTTATTCATCTAAGTACGCGTCATGGCGTGCCGCATATGAAGAATTTGAAAATAGAAAAACAAAAGCAATACAAAATACAATGCATAAAATATACAAAAGTAAAAATATTACAATGAATGACATGGTGGTTTCACCAGTTTCATCAAACAATAGCAGTAAAAGCAACATTATGAAAATAATGGATGATAAATTCAGCAAGAATCAGGTTGAAATTTTATCCGAAATAGGACAAAAAGAAATAGGACGAATTTATGTTTTTTCAGTTGATTTTATTGTACAGCATGCAGCATGCATAAAATTCTATTTTCCAAATGTTGTAATCGAATATTTTTCATACGCCCGAGAAGTAGAAATAGTTTTATATTTGAATTATGTGGATAAGCTTCACGTGTACAATTCGCTAATTCAACAATTTTATAATGACCCTGACATTATTTATTTGAATAAACCACAAATTGACATTATTAAAGTAATAACATTTGGAACATTTGACATGTGGCACATCGGTCATTCGAATTTATTGTCGAGGTGTTGCAAGTATTCGGAAAATATTTGCGCGGGAGTATCAGGCGACGAGTTCACATTCCAGAAAAAACAAATACGTCCGACAGATAGCTTCAAAATACGCTCCGAAAAAATGAGCAGATGCAAGTTTGTAAAAAAAGTATTTGAAGAGACTTCGATGGAATTAAAGAATGAGTATATTAAACTTTATAGCGCAAACATACTTATAATGGGGGATGATTGGCAAGATAAATTTGACTGGGTAGATTGCTGCGTTATATATTTGCCAAGAACGCCAAACATTAGTTCTACAATGCTGAGAGAACAAATGAATGTGAAGTTTAAATAATGTGTTTAAGTATTTAAGTAAGACCGTACACCGTTCCTTTTCCTTGGAGTTCTTGAGGGCTTAACGGGCTTATGGCACCTCCGCGGTGACGCTGAGTGCGGCGGTTGCGCCGCCTGGCACTATGACTACGCTTGGCACTGCGCTTAGGGCCGCAATGCTTTTTACATTTGTGGGAACATCTTTTTGCCATTTTATTTTATTTTATTATATAATATGTAAATATAATAATTATTTTTAAAATAATTATATTTAATTATATTTAATTATATTTAATTATATTTATTTATAAATAAACTGTGCTAAATAAAGCTAATTAAAGATAATAAATAATAATTGAATAATAAAGACAATGCTCTAGGTTGTATAGTTACTTGACACTTGTGAATTATGAGCGCTCTCTCGTTGCTTACACTAAATGAAATGGATGAAAAAGAAAAACGGTGGCTTCAATTGGAACAAAATAATGACCTGATAAAATCAATGTTGAATTATGTCAAATTGGCAAATGAATTTCTAGAAAATAATAGATTGAATGAAATAAATAAAACGGAAGAGGAATGTGATATTTTGGCGAAATGGTTTTCGACGCACTATCATTGTTTGTACGTTCCTCCTTTTCGTGAATCTCAAAAAAAAATGGCAAGCGGTAATCCTTATTTGCCGCTTGGGTGGGCGCTGCGCTTTACAGGCACATTCATGGCGCAACCCGAATACTATGACACCTTGATAAATTTGCACACCACTCACTTGCAAACTCGCATTCCAAGTTGGAGAGACGACCCGGTAATTGCAAAATTAATCATAGGAGAAGATGTTGGATTCAGCGATTAAACATCAATCTGCGGTATTTGAGGAATAATTATAATCGCACCAATTGCAAGATACATTAAAAGTGTGGGTGCGTCGGACATTTCTCGTTTCGCTTTTAGCAATTTAGCGACGACATCACATGTCTCTGCGTCCGTTGTGTTGTCACAATAAGTATTTGAAATGTTGCTATTGGGATTTGTTGAATTTTCGTTGGATGCAAGTGCAAATGCAACAAATAAGAGTCCGAATATGAAAAGTTGCAGTAGTTTAGCCGAGGAGTTCATTTTACCAATGTGTTGAATCTTTGAATCTTGATGTAAATTGTCATTTTAAATAATAATTATTCAATTTTAATTTTGTATAGAAATCAAATATATTGGTTATATATTAACGTAAAAAATTAATAAAAATGAGTTTTAAACCCATAAATGAAGATAATGAAGAACTCGAAGATATATTAAATAGTGAAAACGGAGATGAAGGAAATGAAAGACCTGAAAATCCAATAGTAAAAACGTTGATGGGAGAAACGTCAATGGGAAAAATGTTGCGGAAAAGGAAAAGGGGAAGTGAAGAGTATCAGTGTAAACCATCTCGATGTCGAAAATTTTCGCCACCACCACCTCCGCCGCCTCCCGCTATTGCTATAGCAGCAGAAGCAGGTGGAAAAAGAAAAAAAAGCAAAAATAATAGAAAATATAAAAATAAAAATCGTAAACGCCGCCAAACAAAACGGATTAACAAACGAAATAAAAAAGTATGATAAAAAGTAAAAAACTTGTCTATGGCTGTCATGCGCAGTCCGCGATATGACATTTTATATATATAAACTATTTAGATGGATATATAAAATAATAATAAGACAACGCTGATAGCGATAACGACGACAATAAAATGCAACTAAATCAGAATCAGGAAAATGGAGAAAAAACAGGAATATTTATGAACATGTTATATTTAATTGGAATTTTTGGAATATATGTAGGAGTCGACAATGTCATGGGGCAAAAATACAAGGGAAAATACTATTTAATTCACGGAATAAATAATGCATTCATCGTTTATTTGACATGTGGTGATGTGATAAGCACATTCACGGATTTCAAGAATGTTCTCACGGAAAATGTAAGTGTTTTGCCGTCAATTGTAACTGTTTCGCTCCACACATATCACGTGTTTTGTTATTACAAGTATTTTAAACCGGATGATTGGTTGCATCACATTTTGATGGGACTAGCACTATTGTTGGCACACCAGTTTGAAACCGGGCGTTTAATAAATTATTCGCTGTTTTTCACCACAGGTCTTCCCGGAATGATGGATTATTTTTTATTATTTTTGGTGAAGAATGATAAACTGGATTATCTCTCTGAAAAAAAGGTGAACAACTATATTAATTTATGGATTCGTGCGCCAGGTTGCATTTCTCATTCAGTGCTCACGATTTTGGTATATAACTTGTACAAGGAGACGCTGTTGTCCGGTTATTTTGAACAATTCGGTTACATTTTAACGGCACTGATAACTTACTGGAATGGGATTTATTTCATGAACAAGGTGGTGATAAGCTATAACAGTTATACTACTTCTAATAAATAATTAACCAATATTCTTTATAAAATTGAAATTATATATAATAATTTATATTGAAATAATAATTGTTTTTATTGTCATGACTGACTTACGTTATTCAAAATTATAATACTTTACACTTGTTTCGAATAGTTCGTTTATTTTTACCACCACCTCGAGTAGTTTTAGTTTTACGAGGAGTTTCACGACGAGGAGGGGTATTTGGTCGTTCTTCACGTGAATAAGGAATTGTTGTTTTGGGTTTACTTTCGTCAAAGAGCGTACTTCTTAATTCTTGCGCGGTTCGTTGGGACTTGTATACTCTATTACTAGGGAGTTGTGGTGTGTCGGGTCTGTCGGTAGTCCTCCAGTCTGCAGTTTTGAATCTTTTTCTTATTCCTCTTGGGGTTTCTGGATTACCTTTTTCTAAACTTGTTCTTTTTATTTTTTTATCTTCTGCCGCGGTTATGCCTCTCATTATATCTTTTGCATTATATTTTTCAGAACAGTGCGACTTAATATATTTTTTCAATTTTGCATTGTCTCTCAAAGCAGCATAATGTTCTAAGTTTAATTCATCTCTTTCCATCTCTTCAATCTTTTTTATAATTGAATCATTATATTCTTGTGTCCAAACACTCATCTCTCCAAGATACATTGCATGGTCTTCGTCATTTTCATTTTCCCACAAATCCATTTTTCTATTGTGTATGTATATATATAATATATATATAATATATATATACATTATAAAAAATAAGTATGAGAAAGAATCCACCCTTCGGACTAATTTTAGGAGTTCCTGCCAACGTAAATACGAAATATGTGTATGGTTCCGGCGTTGGAGCTTTAAATAAGTCAGTTAGACTTTATCAAAAAAGGCGCGCATCATTTACATGCTGTTCAAGTGAAGTTACGCCGATGTCTTTGAAAACATTGAAATAAATGAATAAATAATTTATTATATGTTTTAATATATAATAAAAAATATTAGAAGAAAATCACAAAATAGAAGAAAATCACAAAATAGAAGAAAATCGCAAAATAGAAGAAATAAATAAATGAAAATTATGAATCTGGGTCAACAAGTTTTTTCTTGGCACATCCGCGATGGTGAGCAGAAAGTGACTGCTGGTTTTTGGCTTGGAATGCATCGCAATACTGGCACGTGAATTTGCTGCTGGATGTGGCGTATCGTGTATTCAGATGTTCTTCGAGGCTTGGCAGCCGAACATCATCAATCATTTTAACGAGCTTTGTTTGAAACTCCTTTACATATTTAATCATGGCAAGCTTTTGATTTGCGAAAGCAATGTATTCTTGGTTAATGTTATCCAGCCGCTCTTTGCTGATAACATCAACTTCAGATTTGTCATCGATTTGGTCAAGACGAGATTTCAGGTGGTCAATAATGTTCACAGCAATTTTGATTTTATCGGGGTCATTATTCGCTTTATGAACATAGACAAGGACATTTCCGTTGTGAATATTGATTTCAAAATCTTCTTTATTTGCAATTCCATAGTTTTGGGCAAGAAAAAGCCCGGAACAATTTTGCGTTTCAACATCGTGAAGGAATTTTTTCACTTCTTCTTGAACAACATTTTTGTCCCAGTTTTTATTTTCAACCAAAATGCGCGGTTTATCTTTTCGACAGAGCATAATGTCACCGGTTTCTTTAGTAGTGCCGACGGAATCAATTTGTGCGCAAGGATAAAGAGAGTGGAGCGCTCCAAACAATATATTTTCGGATATTTTTCCTTTGGATGAACTATTTTCCATTTTTTTCAACATTTCAGAAACAGAAGAAGTGAGAGAAGAAGAAATTTGTTGATTTGAAGAAGAAAGTTCTTTGATAATTCCAAGATTTGCATCAGAAGACGCTTTAATTTCTCGAATGCTGGTATTGAGACGGTTTTCAGTAGCAGTATAAAGAGCCTGAGATGAAAGAAGAGAGGATGAAAGTTTAGAATCAAGGTTATTCACAAATTCTTGGAGTGATTGTGGAGAAATGGAAGAATTGGATAAAAATTTATGAGTATCATCAACAATTGTTTTTTGCATGTCTTTGATTGAAGTAGTTAATTGTTTCGAAAGTTGGTCATTCGACTTAGGCAGAATATCATTCAGGAGCAGATTTGTTTTATCCATAAGAATTCCATTTTGTTCACGAATGAGCGGAGCAATTTTATCGGAAACATTGGTCGAGAGAATGAGTTTAACATCTTCAATGTATTCTCGCTTAAATTCAGAAAGTTTCAAAGCCAAGTGGGAATTATTATCAGCTTGAAGACGAGAAATATTATCAACTTGCGTTTGAAGTTGTTTGACATTATCAAACAGGCTCATAAACATGGTTGTATTAAGCGAAGCGCTAACATTTTCAGTTAATTTTTCAACAAGGTCAATAAAAAGAAGAAGAAATTCTTCAAAATTTAATCCAGGATGACGTTCTTTAAAAAATTTCCATATTTTTTCATTATTTGTAGAGAGACAAAATTCGGATGACATATTTAAAAAGTGAAGACTAAAGACTATATATAATTATCATTGTGCGTCTAAGTTAATTCATTAAATTATATAACTTTTATAAGTTTGATTTGTAAAAAATATATATAAAAGTATTTTATTTATATAAATAAAATATTGAAACTGAAAAATGAAAATTAAATATGGAATACCTGGAAATAATATAGATGTTACAAATATTTGTTTAACTTCGCCAAGATTATTTCACAATAATATTATTACAATTCCGTCAGGTGATGAAAATAGGGCCCGCCATTTTACAGACCCGGTTCCATATGTTGTAAAACAAATAATTATACAAACAACTGATAATAATGATAATAATAATGACAATGAAATTTATTTTGACCAACACCATTCCATAAAAATAAATATTAAAAATAATACAGTTGATGTAAAAGTTATTGATGAAAATGAAGAAAATAAAAAAATAGAAATGAAATTATCATTAATTCACTCAAAATTAAAAATAAAACACGGAAGTTTTAATGATGAATTTCCGGAACAAAGGATGGCAACAAAATATTTAACCGGAAATGAAAAAGTATTGGAAATTGGGGGAAATATTGGAAGAAATTCGTTGGTAATTGCCCAAATTTTACGAGATGGTGGTGGCGAATTGAATGATTTTAATTTAGTAACAATGGAATGTTCTACATATATTTCAAACCAGTTGACTGAAAATCGAAATTTGAATGGTTTTCATTTTCATATAGAAAATTCTGCATTATCAATAAAAAAATTAATTCAGAAAAATTGGGACACTTTACCAAGCGATACTTTACTTCCCGGTCATACGTGGGTAAATACGGTTACATGGAATGAATTGAAAGCAAAATATCGTATCGATTTTGACACTCTTGTATTGGATTGCGAGGGTGCATTTTATTACATGTTATTGGATATGCCCGAAATGTTGGAAAATATTAAATTAATAATAATGGAAAATGATTATTGGGATTTGAATCATAAAAATGTAGTGGATGCTATATTAATAAAGAATAATTTTTATGTGGATTATGTAGAAAGCGGAGGCTGGGGACCTTGCTATCATAATTTTTTCGAAGTATGGAAAAAAGATTAGGGACCCCTCCTCCTGTAAAATAATAAAATTAATTATATAAAAAATATGGCAATAAATATAAAGATGAAATCATAACGATTAAATTAGTATTTAAACTTTTACCAGCTAGTAATGATGCAATCAATGATGCCATAGCCATCATTCCACCATCAGCAAGAACTGCTTTATAAGATACTTCTTTGGCATAATCTTTAAATGTATCCAACATTCTGTTCATTCCTCT